CTATCGAGGGTGTCATCAGAATCAACAAGAACACAGCTAGCAAATTGTCGAAGTGGAGTTCGCACTCCTGCCATGATAGGTGTGGGAATGTTGATTTTGTGCTTTGAGATTGCGTCATAATACTTCTTGACGTATGAGAGTCTTGTTTCTTTTGGATAATCGGAAAAAACAGTAAGAGCAATCATAATGTACATAAACTGTGGGGTTTCATATACTCCACCACCACTTCTATCTTGTACGAGATACTTATCTACAACTTGACGTAGGCCCGCATAAGTAAAAAGATAGTCACGATCATGATCAATAAAACTATTAGCTTTATCTAATTCTTCTTTAGTATAATTTGTTAAAACGTCTTTATCATAAACTTCTTTTTGCACACAAGAATTGATATGTTCATGAATATGTGGAAATTCTCTCATTTTTCCATATAGACTTTTGCGTAGAGAGAACAACAACAAACGTGCTGCAACATATTGATAATTTGGATGTTCCAGATCAATCAGATCACTTGCACTTCTAATTAAAATCTCTTGTATTTCCGAAGTTGTAATTCCATCATAAAATTGAATTCCAGATTGCATTTCAACTTGACTTGCAGAAACTCCCGAAAGTCCATCGCAGGCTTCTTCAACCATAATATGAATTTTATCAAGATCTAGTTTTTCAACAGATCCATTTCTTTTAATTACTTTTGTACCGTTGCTCATACTCGTTTCCAACCAATAAGTTTTGCCTTTGCTTCTAATCCCATAAAGGTATTTTCTTTTACAATTGTATTGACATCAATACCTTCAAGTATCATATCATTGATGTCCTTTTCTTTCAAGTCATTCGGCCAGATTACAATGGGAAATTTCATATCAATTACCTTTTCCATCCTTTGAACAATCTGTTTATTACGTTTTTCATTATCATAAACCATCACAAATTTTGATTCAAAGTTAGAAAGGAAAAACATATAATCGACATCTGCCCCCACCATAGCAATGGCATTGTCTAAAAACATACTGTCGATTGGTCCTTCAACGACATAAACAGTTTTATTATAGTCTGCTTTATCTAAACCATATATTTTTGGATGGTTGTCGTCTAGGATAATTGTAATATACTTAAGTTTTGAATTCTTATTCAGACTCCGACCCTGAAACCCAAAGATTTTCCCGTGATTAATAAGAGGAATGATGATTCTTGGTTCGTCGTTGTCTAAATTGTCGAATGTGTGCTTCTGAGTGTTTGTCCACTCCTTGAAGTTTTGACAAAAATACAAATCACGAAAATATTCTTTTGGAATTTTTCTATTCTCTAGATATTGTCTTGCCAAGTGTTCTTTATTTAGTTCTGATATGGTAGGAAGGTCAAAAGACTTTTTTGAAAAATCTGGCTTTTCAAACTTAAATTCTGGAGTCTTTGTTTGACTCCCCTTCCCTGTTAGTCCATTCTTATACCTCTCCATCACGTACTGGTCATACAAAACAGCATCAATGTCTTTCAAGAAGTTTGTAAATGTCCTGGATACTCCACAATTATGACATTTAAAATTGTGATCATTCTTTAACTTATAAATATATCCTCTCATTTTATTCTTTGTCCTTTGACTATCTCCACAATAAGGACAACGAAAATTATAAAGACCTTCTTTTTTCTTAGCGAACTTCTGCAGTCGGGAAGAAACCAACCCGATATATTTCGAATCAATAAAACTCATTTCAAATTGGGGTTCACCTTGCTCTCTCTATGCTACTCGAATATGAGGAAGGTGTCAATCTTGGATTCCCTATAAATTTGGGAACAAAGGCATTGAAGACGGTAATTGCAATTACAGCAACAGCAGCAACACCGCCAACTTGCCACCTGAACTTAACTAAATCTTCTATTTTCTGTTCTATCTTTTCAAACTTCCTTGCAATCTCTTGATGATCCTTTTCATTCTCCTCTTTAATTTCATCGATCATTCTAATAAGCAATTCATCAGTTTTAATGCTCTGTTCAATTCTTTCATCGTGCTTTGCAAGTATCATAGCTATACGGTTATTACCTTCTGATATTTTTTCAACAGCAGATTCCAATTTCGACAACATCTCTCTAGACAGATCCTCATAGATATTAATCTTTGATTCGAGAACTGCTAATTTTGAGTCCTGAGAGAACATTTTTCTTTATGGTTTCCAGAGTTTACGGTATCCTTTGCCAAAAATATACTTTTTTCTTTTCCTTATGGGAGGATAATCTCCAGCCTCAACGGTTCCTGCAATTTGCCCAGCCCCTAAATTCATAGTTGGTGATTCCTCATATAAAAAATCCCTAACTATAGAAATTATCTTTTGTAATTTTTCTTCGTTCATTAAATTTTATTGAGATAGTCTAAACATTTTTCATCAATTTCTATATCATGAATTTTTGTTCTGGGGCAATCAGGCAATCTTCCAAGATATACGACAAATGTTTTTACAACATTCCAAAATTCACAATCAATCTTATAAAATAGAAGTGGTGTGGCCGCATCACCAAAAATATTATATAAAACAATAAAATGATTTATTAAAAGGTGAGCATTAAGATCACCTGTTGTTTTGTATTTTTTTAATAACCTTTTAATCCACTTGAATCTTTTAAGATCTTCATAAAAATCTTCTTTTGTAACTGCTTGGGGATTATTATAATACTTTACAGCAAAAAGAAGATAATTATTATCATTCAACTCATCAAACTTCATAAATTATCAAGGTTGAAAATATGCATCATCTGCTGCATCGCCACCAACTCCAGATGTAGTAGAAGTTCCTGTGGTAATTCCAGACATTGCAACTAGAACTTCATTCTTTACTCTCAAGTTTCCATGATTATCAATATAAGTCATAATACCAACCCATCCAGCGTGAGTTACTCCAAATGCTCCTGCCTTTCCACCAACAGTGGTTGTTCTTGCATATCCAACTTCGCTTTCATCAACACCATAAATTTCAGTTGACTCATAATTACTATCTTCCATTGTATACTTTGGCTTTTGGGAAGCTGTCCATTGAACACCAGAAATTGCTGCCCCACTTAAATGTTGAGTGGAAGCAATTGAAATAACAGTATCCGAGGTAATTCCAGATACAACAGCTTCACCAAAAGTATTTCCCACTCCAATGGAAATTACATCGCCCACACTTAATGCAGTGAACGTAGTTGCGGTTCCGGTAATAGTTTTTGTGGCATAATTTACTGCAATTGTACCTACAGAGTAGATATCGTCCTTTTTACCCCAGAGTGCCATTTCTTTTTTCCGTTAAATTTTGTCTATGAATATTTATAAAAAAGGGAGATTGTCTTAAAAATACAATCTCCCTTTTTATATTTTAATCAGCATCCCTTAAGAAGTGCTGTTCTAACAGTTCCTGCAATTACATTATCAATATCATTATCGGTTGTATTTACATAACGATCAAGTAACTCAACTACAAGACGCTTTGTATGGCAAGAATTTAAAGCGGCAAATAATAATGGTTTTGCGACCTCTACTAATAAACCCATAATAATCTCCATATAGTATTCGAATTTATTTATCTCAAATTCATTTTACTTACCACTTGACTTTATTTGCCCAATAGGCAGCACTCATTTTACCTTTTGAGATATTCTTTGCATGTCTTGTTTGAAATCTATGACGACGACTTGCATATTCTTCAGATTCTCCTTCTTTTTTGGGAGAACCCTTTACTCCAAGTTGACCAAAACGAATTAACTTTTCTTTACCACCTTCACATGCCTTAACAACATGGGACTTTCCAGTTTCACCAGAACCATGTGCCTGTGCCTTTGGTTTATTACATTTCATTTTGGATTTATCTGATTCTTCACCAATAATACCACTAATCAGTTGGTAATTTTTTCTTCTTTTTGCATTATCTAATGCCTTTAAGACGAGCATCGATAAAAGTTTTTTTTTATCAATTTCTTCCGAAAGTTTTTCATCACTTTGCAAGTATTCTGCTGCGGTATCAATATAATCAGAAGCTCTTGTAATTTTTGATTGTACCCAAGCAGGAAGTTGAGAATCCGACTTCTTCACTTTTTTTCGAAGTGCTTTGATTGCTCTTTCCATAGAATCCAATTCAACATTTGCCATATATCCTTCATCATCTTTTTTCTTCCCACTAGCAATTTCCTTATGGTCTTCGGAAATATTAGGGTTTATCTCTATTTTATTCTTCCCTTTCATCACATCAACTATTTTCCTTTCTTCCTTTTTCCCAAATTTATCTTCAACTTCAATTACTAGTTCTTCTCTCCAACAAGAAAATACTTCAGTTACTGTTTCTGATTGTTTTTTTCTTCTTCCAGGTTTCCCCATTTCCTTTTTCTCTAACTGTTTTTTTCTAACTGTTTCTGCTTGTTTTTCTGCTCTTTTTTTAGCAGCAAGATATCTAACTCCGTGAACTGCCGACTTTGCAATTCCTCCAGCAAGAGATGCAACATTAGAACCAACTTTCATCAACGCTGTGCTATCAGAATCTCTTTCACCTACCCTTTCTGGTTTAATATTAAGTGCTTTCTTTGCTTTTTCTTTATGTTGCTCTACACCTTTTTTTCTAATATTCTCTAATTGCTTTCTCTTTTGCTCTTCGTATTTTTCTCTTTTGAATTTAAGTTGCTTCTGTAAATACTTTGTATAAGCAGATCTGGTCTTTTCCTTCTTCTCTTTTTCCCCTTGCTTCTGAAGGTCTTTAATAATTTTATTGGCTGCTGCTCTTTTTTGCGCAGAAGTTAATTTTCTTTCCTCTTCAGAAAAAAAGTTCATTTTACTCTTGACAATTTCTTACTATTTTTATTTATTTGTTTTCTCATAGTTGGTTTAATATTATCACCAACATAAGATTCAATATCTTGTCCAGGTGTAATTGATTGTACATATTCTCTATACTCTGTAGTTCCAATCTCATATACTTCCCTGACATCTTTCAACCAACTCTTAAACATTATACCATCTTCAGTAACACAAATTAAATGGTTTGATCCCCTTCTGATGATTTGTCCAACTAATCCTGTATTTAAGTTTTCAACAACAGATCCAACCTGAAATAATCCATTATGTTTATAATCCCACCTCATGCCACCAAAATCCAAATCTGGAGCAATTTTCCAAAGTTCTGTTTCTTCAGTAACTTTCATTGACTTTGAAACAGATGCAAAAATTTCCTCTTTCTCTGATCTTTTCATATTAGTAGGAAGTCCAGTCGAAAACTTTTCGAAATCTCCTACAGCAGCTGCTGTTCTCATCATTGCAGATGACCCTGGGTTTTCTACTTCACTATCTGGATCTTTTACCCCAGATGGAATTACCTCAAGATTATTGAATTGATATTGGTTGCCCTCTCCCTTATGAGCAAGACTTTGGAACTCTCCCATTCTATCTTGACCAGCAACTATGACCACATCACTATATCTATCATCATAAAGAGAACCAAGAACATCAAAAATTGTTTTAGATTCTTCACTATCAACAATATATTCAGAGTACTCTGGAAACATTCTTTGGAGATATGAAATTTTTGTAGATGGATTTAAAGGATTTGCGGTCCCATCCTGTATCCTACTGGGATATACCCTATATTCAAAACCTCTTCTTTTTGCTTGAGCAAATCCTGCTTTAAGTAAAGGTTCGTGTAGTTTCGAAGGAGGATTAAATCTACCAAATACAACCACTACCCCATTTTGTTCTTGGGGTTGTTCTTCTTTTTGTGCTTGCTGATTTGATTGTGTTTTTTTATTTGTTTTGTTTGCTTTTACTTCTTCTCCAGGTATTCCATCCTTTGAAGAAGTATCACCTTGCCCATAATATTTTAACTTTCCATTAACAGTTTTTGCTACAAAATTCCCTTGTTTATCGTACCAATCTCCGTGACCATTTCCAACAAGTCCACGATTCTTTGCCTCGGTAGATGCCAGAGTTTCTACTGCTTCTTTTATAAATTGAGCAAAAGTCTTCATTATTACTTGGTTTTTAAATATTTATAGATTTATCTAACTCCATCTACATATCTATTTCTTGGGTCAAATGCATGAGTCCTATTTGCAAAAGTAACTGTAAGTCCCTTGTACGGTGACATAGCACTTGCACTTCTTTTTGAATCTCTTTTTATAATCAAATATACATCAGACATCATTCTCATTATATCACCAGCGTTGTTATTTTTAAATATATTAATTCCACTCATACTAATAATATTTCTACTTACCCCTGTCACACCAGCATTAATTACAATATAATCAACCCCTGTTGGTCCACCAAAACAATACTTTTTAATTTCATCAATAGTAGCAGGAACTCTTATTCCCCCAACATTATTAGAAAAAACAACTGATTGTCCAGGCGAACTTTGTATAGAAACTATACCTCCATTTAAAGAATTTTCTAATATTTTTTTAGGAACACTTTGATATGTATCGGCACTACTCCAAAATGAAAAGTTACCTTGTTTTAACGATATTGTGACATCTTTTCCAGATTTAGTTTTTATTGAAATATCTGGTTTTTTTCCAGTTTGTCCAACTTTATCAGCAGATCTTATTGGACCTATTGATATTTTCTTTCCTCCTCCATATACATTTAAAGTCAAATTATTATACATATCAAACATTTGTGGAGGTATATCCATCTCCTCTCTCAATTCTTTAAGTTTATTCAGTTCATCTAGTATAACAGAGTGAAAATACAATTCATATGCTTCTCCTGGTCTTAAAACACTACTAGTTTTACTTTTTGATTTTTCTAATTGTATTTTAATATACCCATACCCATTTTCAGTTACTCTTATTTTCCCTACACTACCATCAATTTCCTTTTTAAGTTTTAGTTGTGGATATAATCTAAGAAGTTCAGAGTATATTTTTTCATATAATGGTTTTCCATTTGATAATTCTTTAGGAATAACACTTACGGTATAATTTTTTTTATATACTAGACCACTCCTAGATGCAATGGAATTTACTACGTACTGGATTTTTGTAATATCTACGTTGTTACTTATTGGCATAAAAAATCCCATTTCTTTTATTTAGAAATGGGATTTTAAAATATTCTATTTTTCTACTGTTTGCGTAATTGCATCATCTAGATCAACTATCACTTCACGGATATCAAAGATACGAGCAGGAACAGTATTCACATCAGTGGTATATCCTCGTTGCGCATCAAACAGAATTTGTCGAACTGCAGCGGCAGAGCGGATATCCAGTTTAAGAGTTACTTGTTTTTCTTTAGTCATCGGTCGTCAGAGGCACGGTTTTCGGAGAAGTAAACATCAAAAGCACCTTCAGGATAACGCTTGAGAAGTTTTTGAACATTGCGAGCAACTACATCATCAATAGAAATGTTGAGTGCCATACAAGCTTGAGCAACATACCACATAATGTCGCCAAGTTCAATAATCAAGTGTTCACGATTATCTTCATTATATGGTTTACCCTGAAAGATCATCTTTTTCACAATCTCCAAAAATTCCCCACCCTCTGCATTGATACCAACACCAGCAGTAAGTAGTCGTTCGATGTTAGCTCCCTTTTCATCCAACTGTACCATACGATCAGATAGCGCAAGGAAGTCTTTTGATGCATCTGAAGTTACAGCATCAACAAATTCCGCATACTTATCAAAGTCAACGTGTTTTGCAGTTTCAGTCATAGTCATTAAAATTTAAATCCAGTAAATTTACTTTTTTTATCTTCCTCATAATCATACTGCTCATCCTGTCCAGAGTCAAGTATGTCATCTTGAGCACTTTGCTCAACATCATAGAGTTTCATTTTTGCTCGATCAATTCCAATTACAAATCTTTTATTCATAGTTGGATCTGCGTATCTATTCTTAAGTTGTTTAACCATAATTTGTCCAAGTTGTTCTAATTCCTCGGTAGAAATAAGAGCAAACATAAGGTCAGCAGTTGCAGGAAGTCCAAAGGATTCGGAGGTATCTGTCAATTCTGGATCCGATGACCCATATCCAGATCTGGTTGTCTGTGTAGCACTTACAATCGGAACATTACTTTCAACTGCAAGACCGCGAAGTTCTTCAGCAATAGCTTTGATATAAGAATATGAATTAACTGAAAAATTATTCTTATACCTACTTGACGAACAAATGTTCAAATAATCAATAAAAATAATGTCTGGTTTAAATGACTTTTTAAGTGAAAGTTCATTAAGCAGAGACTTAAAATGTCCACTATGTGCAGATGCAGTGGGATACTCTTTAATGATTAATGTGCCTTGAGTTTTTTTCGCAATATTATTTACTTTAGTATCGAACATCACTTTAGGTAATGTTTCAATATCAGTAATCTTAATATTCAGCAAGTTGGCATCAATTCTCTCTGCAATTTTTTCTTCTGCCATTTCAAGAGTAATATACAAAACGTTTTTACCTTGTAAAAGAGCAGAAGCAGCAACGTGACACATAAACAATGATTTACCTACGCCAGTTCCCGCAAGAGCGATATTCAGAGTTTTGTTTGGTAGTCCTCCTTTTGTAATTTTATTGAAGTAATCCAAATCAAATGGAATCTTATCTTCTTTCTGGTGATAAAATTCATATCTCCTTTCAAAGTCGTTTAGATAATCGTGACCGATGTGATTGTCAAAAGAAACTGCTAGGGCTTGCTGAAGAATTGTAGGTATAGCATCTCTAGATTTTTTTTCATCTTGCCCGTCTGCAATTTTAATTGATTCCATAAGTGCAAGATAAATTGCCCGATCTCTACACCATTTTTCTGTAGTATCTTCTAACCATTTACCATCAACAGAAGTATCTTGTAAGTTTGAAATATAATCACAGATAGTCTTATAGGTATCTTCGGTAATATCTGTTCTTTTTTCTGTTTCAATTAATAGAATTTCTTTCGTCGCAAGTTTTTCATAAGAAATAATAAACTTACATATTTCTTCAAAAACTACCTTTTCGTGCAAATTTTCAAAATATTCATTTTTAATAAAAGGAAGAACTTTTCTACAATAATCATTATTAAAGAGAAGATTCCGCAGAATAGTAGTTTCGACTTTTTCCATCACCCTCCATAGGAAAATTCTTTTTGTGCTGCCTCATTAAGTGCTTGCATTACATCTCCAGTGAAAAATCTTTCTGGATTTTCCATAATGGTTTTCCCGTATTGGGTTGTTCCATCTGGAACTTGATATCTTGTGCCAGACTTCTCAAAAATACCATATTTTTCTGCAAGGTCAAGTAAACCATAATACTTATCAAGTCCACGTTCATCATAGAACAAACGAACTTCTACAGTTTTATTTTCTTTACTTAAACGAGACTTATGAGTTGTTGCTTTGATAATATTACCAACAACTTCAGTTCCATCTTTTTCTTTTTTCTTGGAAAGGTAGATGATTGTAGATGCCGCATATTTAAGTCCAGAACCACCACTCATCTCTTTCATTGGAACATAAGAACCAACTACATCATAAGTATGATTTGTCACAATCATTGGAATTTTTGCTTGCCCCAACTTCAAGGTTAGCATTCGGAATGCACCTTTGACAAGTTGAGATTTAGTCATATCACGGACTTGCTTATCATCCAATGCGTCTTGAATTTCTTTTTCAGTTGAAAGCATCCCCAAAGAATCAAGAACAAACATACAAGGTTTACGTTCTGCTTCCTTCTTTTTTAAATACAAATCAACTGCTTTAAGTGCCTTTGAACGAAACTCTTCAATAGTAACAACGTTAACTACAACAATTCGATTAACATCAAGACCCCTACTTTCAAGTAAAGATTTAGTTACAGCAGCTTCAGTATCAAAATAGAGACAATAACCATCGGGATTATTATCGAGAAAATTCTTAACAACGGCGAGACTGAAGAAAGTTTTTCCAGTACTAGACTCTCCAGCAATAGCAGTAATCTTATTCCCAGATACACCGCCAAGTACACTACCTGAAACCAGTGCATTAAAAATGAACGAACCTGTATCAACATAAGTCTCTGTTTCATCAATATCCGCAGCAAGTTGCGTATACTCACCGCCAATCTCTTTTACAATATCTTTAAGAAAATCCATCAAGCCACCATCCCGTATTCTTCACGAAGTATTTTTTTATAAGGAAGTCCCTGATCTTTCAAGTCCTTCACAAGTTTTAGTTTTTGATATAAAGCAGTGTCTCCTCCAAGAGACATTGCTTTTACAATTGTATTCAGTTCTCTGTCGTTAATAGGCAAATCCATTAGGAAAAAAATGATTCTAGTGTAACTGTTTTTTCTACTTTCCATCCAATAGAATCTAAAATAGTTTTCATTGGATCCAAAAATGATTTATTAAATTGTAACTCATAGTCTATGTATTTGTCCAATCCAAACTCTTTTGGAAATTCTTGAATGTATGATATTACATTTTCTTTGATTGGATTTGGAACTTTCAAATAACAAAATTTGATCTTTTCACCATTTTGAATTTTAGCATACTTTTTGTCTAATTTTTTTTCCTTTATAATATGATTAAACAAAATTGCCCCTCTAACGTGAATTGGTGTTCCCTTTCTATACATTAAAGATGGACAAAGAAACTTTGTAATATCCGATGCAGTTCTTGGAAATGATACCTCTTCTGGAGAAAGATTATTGAACTGATTTCTTGACATTTCAATAAACTCAATTACATCATCTTCAGTTCCAGTCATCATCAACTCCAAAGCATCCTTAATCATTTTACGGCAAGGTGCTGGAGTTGATGACTTGACTGCTTCAATTCCCATCATTTTAAGTTTAGGTTTCTCATAACGAACACCTTCACTATCCCATACGTTAAGAATATAACGCTTTTTAGCAGTCCAAATACCACGATCAGCGATGTTTTCCCGCTTCATCTGCATTTTCTGCTCATACGCATTTACGTATTCCGCCAATTCTTGGTAGCAACCTTCAATATATTTTTCAAATTCCACTTTACAGATCTTATCAAGGAATGAGACAACGCCTTCAGTAGTTTTCTCTCTTCCTTCGTATACACGTTCAACCAAAGGACCCAAATTAAGATAGATAGAATCAGTATCTGAAGCAATAACATAATCTACTCCTTTTGTTTTTAAAATCTTATTAAGATGTTCGTTCATCTTATTTTCGATCCAACGGATAGCAACTTGTCCACTCAAAGTAATTGCTTCGGCGTTTTCTAGTTTATAATATCTAAAATAATTATTACCAATGGCACCATAAGCAGAATTTAATTGAATCTTTCTTGCCATCTGAATATTATTACAGCGGGCAATTTCTTTTTCTAATTCTTTGGTTGGAGTCTTTTCATATTCTTGCTTTGCAGCAAGCATTTTTTTCTTGTAAATAGTGCGATCTTTATAGATCTTTTCCATCAATTCTGGAAGAAATCCACGAACATCCTTACGGAACATTGCTCCATTAGCACATACCGCATAGTCGCTATACATTTCAAATGTAAGACTTCTATTGAGAATTTTATCCACTGTTACTGATGGATGTTTTTCATCTAGCAAAGTTTCTGGGCTTACATTAAATTGCATAATTAAGTGTGGATATAGACTATTCAAGTCAAAACTTACTACCCAATCATAAACACCAGGGACTGGCTCTTTTACATAAGCACCTGCATACTTTTCATTCTTTTCCGATCGATCCTTTGGAGGAATTACAATATTTTTTTTCTTCAAATAATTGTAAATGATAGCATCCCAAGTTCTAACCTGATAAAAGACATCATTGAAATTTACTTTAGCATCATATGCCATAGTAAAGCACAGTTCCAAAAGTTTCATCTTGTCTTCTAATTGGTCAACAAGTTCAACGTCTTTGATGTTATAATCAACAAACTTTTGCCAGTCTTTTGTATAAAACTCTCGGAATGTATCAAATTCAGAGTGATCAAGTTTCTTTTGTCCCAACTCAACAAATGCAATGTGATCAAGACGATAAGATTCTTGTGCTTTATAAGTAAACTTCTTGTAAAGATCCAAATAATCAATTACAGATATCCCTGCAACTTCATATGAAATTTGGGTTCTACCTGCAATAACAATTTCTTTCCTGTAAATATTCTTCCAAGGAGACAAACGACGTGCTTCCTTTTCTCCTAGGATTCTTTCAATGCGTCCTGCAATATATGGAATATCATATAGCTCGCAATTCCATCCAGTAATAACATCAGGAGATTGATGTTCCCAAAAATTAAGAAATTTATTTACAAGTGTAACCTCATCATCACACTTAATATAAGTAACATCATCACGGTCATTTAAATAATCATATCTTCCAAAACAAACGATTTGTTTTGTTGCATAATTTTGCAATGTGATGGTCAATATTTCTTCAGCACAATCAAATACATTTGGGAATCCACTTTCTGCAGAAACCTCAATGTCTATGGTAAAAACTCTGATTTTCTTAATATCAAACTTAATCTCATCCTCGGAGTAATTATCCGATATATATTGAGCTTTAAAGTTATCATTACCGTAAACTTTAAATCCTTCAACTGCAGAGTATTTTTTTATAAAATCTCTACATTCTGATATTTTTCCAGGTTTAATCGGTTCTACAGAAACACCATCAAGAGTTTTGTATTTTGATTCTTTTTTTGATTTTACAAAAAATGTAGGGAAAAAATCTTCTTCTGTTTGAAAATATTCTCCGTTTTCATATCCACGAACCAAAATCTTATTAAATTTTTCATAGACATTGGTATAAAATCTCATTTTGTAAGTTTCAAATAATCTTTAAGTAATTGTTCTTTTGGTTCAACCAGAGTAAGAATTTTATCAGAACTTATCATAAGTTCTTTTTCCTCTGTGTATTCTTTCATCCAAGGTGTCAATGTTTCACCATCAACAACATATGGATTTATTAGTTTACAATCAGGTTCTCCAATATTGGAACCAATATCTTCAATCTCTGAAATTATTTTTAAATTATTGACCAATACTAGCAGGAGAACTTGTTGTTCCATTCATTCTTTCCTCATAAGATTTTTTTACCATTTCTGTTGGTTCTACAATAGAAACAACCCAATCTTTGCTTACTACAATGTCTTTATCAGCAGATAAAGGTATCCAAGGGAAAAAAGAGACGCTAAATTCCCTTTTATCCTCGGTATCACTTTCCTCCATAAGAACTTGAGGAGAAAGCAATTTTACTGCAAAAGGATAAGTAAACAGATAGGAAGATAATTTTTCATCCTCCGTTACTATTTCCTTTATGTCAGCAATAACATCTTCACCAGATTTTAATAAAGCAAGTTTTACTGTCATAAAAATTACATACCTCTAACTATTCTATCACAAAAAAAGGAGGAGTCAACCTGGATTTTGCCAGGTGCTCCTCGCGCCGACGATATTCAAATATATTTATAGATAATCTTTACGCTTGTGATGTTCTGGGACAATTTTTTTCAAGTTGACAGAGAGGAGTCCATCTTCAAATGATACATCTGCGACTTCTGTATCATCTGCCATTGTCCACGCTCTTTTGAAAGATCGTTGAGCCAGTCCCTTATGGACGTAGTTGGCATCAGTTTCTTTATCTTCCTTTTGTCCCTCAACAAAAAGTTTTCCATCTTGCGTATAAACATAGACTTCTTTCTTTTTAAATCCAGCAAGTGCAAGTTCAAGTCGTGATTCGACATTACTGACTTGAACTAGATTATATGGTGGATAATTAGAAGTAGTTTCGTGAAGATGAAATAAGCGATCAAAATATTCATCCATTCCAATGCCATTGCGGGTAATTTTTTCCATTAAGGCAGGAATATCCGCAGATGTAAACCTAGAAGTTGCAAGGTTGGTCATTATGGTAGCTCCTTTTTAAAGCGAGTTTGTGTTGTGTGGACCCTTTCGGCATCCATTACTAATTATATAAGAAGCATAAAAAAAGGGAGTAGTAAACTCCCTAAAGAATTATTCGGTTTCCTCGTCAGACCTTTTCTTTTTTGATCCGATATTATATTTTGTCTCCAGAATCCAATCACCTTTATCCTTATAGGAAAGAACTTTAATTTGATTCAATGGTGCAATATCAGAAATTTTACTAGTATCTACAATTGTTACTAGTCCCCAATCAGCAATAAGTTGAGCAATACGATTACGACGCTGAACATCGTTCACAGTTAAGTTAGCGTGTTTGCCATCTAAAGCAAACAGTTCTTTAAAGTGAACAAGATAATATCTTCCTTGCTTATGAAGAATATGGCAAGACTGATAGATTTTCTTTTCCTTTCGTGATGCGACTCCGATACGAGTCAAAGTTTCGCGTACCTTCAAAAAGTCGTCTGGTTCGTTAAGAATCACTTCAACCATTTGATCGGGCGTCCACTTCACTTCAGGTTCTTGAACGACACTCATTTTGTTCCTCCAGTTTCAAATTTCGATTTAATAAAAGTAAGTTGTTCTTTAGTAAGAATCCTCAAAGCTTGTT